TGCATCGCAGAAAGCCCCTGGCCAGCGCCGATTTTCCGCTGGCATTTCGCCCCGCCTTGTGCGGGGATTTTTTATGAATGGGGAAAGTGCGTCAGGTTTGCTGGCACAATGGCGTTGAGATTGCCGGCGAGCTGCTGGGCGATAAGGCGGGCAACGCCAGGGAGTTACGCATGGACGTTTTTAAGGATGGCGATCGGCTGCAGGATGACAGCGGCGAAGTCATCATGGAACAGGAGGATGTCCAGGTCGATACCATCACAGCTTCACGGATGTTGCTAAAATTCATTCCCATCCATAAAACCTACGTAGTTTTCACTGATGACATCTCCAACGGTTGTTCGGCCTCAAGAATTTGTTTCCCAACTCAATTACCTCATTAGCGCCAAAAGCGATCCCCAGAATGGCTGGTCCGTCAGACTAGAGTCGAACATGATGCCAGGCTCTTACAAGTTGGTTCCAGTCTCCGGTGTACCGGAACGGCTTGTCAGGCAATGTTGCGACGTATTACTTAAGGACATCCACCCTTCCACCCCAATCGGACTACACGATTTATAACCACACGCGGCATAACCGAATTCTCAACCTGTCCTAGCTGTCTTCGGTCAGGAAATGATATAGGTGCCCTTTCTGCCACTGGTAACGTGTCGTTGACTCTCGATGCGCTTGAGGAAATGTTTCTGCGAATCCAAAAAGAGCGTACTATCCTGACTTCCCTGATGATGTGAAAACGTCATCCTTTCGGCCCCGTATCATACGGGGCCATTTTTCCCAGCAGTCGCCGCGCGGCACACTCCCGCTCATAGTCATTTCGACATTCAACGTTACAAAATAACAGGTTAACGGCCACATCTTCGTCGCAGAAGTGGCATCGGCAGTCCGGCTGCAGCGCCGGCGCGCGGCGAGCAGCGGCTAGGCCGGCCTCGATAACTCCGTAAATCTTGCTGTCTGCATTATCTGCATGATCGCTCATGTTTATTTGCCCTCATTGGTAGGAAGTTGATAGGGGCGGAAACTGAGCACTTTTTGCCCCGCCCACTCGTTCAAGGAAAGGAACTGCGCCTGCAGCGGCTCAATCTCATTGCAGCCGAAGACGGCGGCCGCCTTCGTCACATCGCCGAATCCGCCGGTGTTGTTGGGCATCGTCCCGAGTAATTGCGGCGGTACGCGGTGTGCCGCCAGTACGTCGTCGCGGGTGCAGTTCTTGATGTTGAAAAATTCGTCCTTCGCCGCGATCTCGGAAACCGGCAGGATCTGCAGGCCATCTTTCTTGCCGCCTGGTGCATACACAAACAGGTTGCGGAAGTTTCCCGGCCCTTTGCTGTTGCGCATGGCCTCGCGCAGCTTGTCCACGTCGTTGACATTGCTGGCCGTATCGGTCATGTACAGGATGAAGCCCGCATGCGAGCCGTTGAGGTAGTAGCGGCGACGGAAGAGCGTGGCCGATTCATTGAGCCAGGCCGATTGCAGCGCGCTCACGTACTGCGGTACGCCGTACACCTCCTGATTGATGTCGGGCGCCTGCAAGTGCCAGATGCCGTCCCGCTCGAATTCGTAGGTATCCCGCCAGCCGTTGACGAAGAAATAGCGCCCTGCCTCCACGCCCACGCGCGTGTATTTGGCTAATGCCGGCTTGAGGTTCAAGAGCTTGCCCGTCATGCTCTCGCGGCGCTCGGCGTAGCAGTTACCGAACAGCAGGAAGTCCAGCGCCAGGCGCGTGAAGTCACCCCGCGACAAGACGGCGGACGGCTGGAAGGTCGACGCCAGGATATTGACCTTGCACCAGATCGCACTGGCATGGTGGACGCTGGCATTCAAGGACTTGGCCAGGCCCGCCATGCTCAAGGGCGGCTCGTACCAATCGCCATTGCGGTAGCACTCGACATCGGCCAGCATGTCGCGGCCTTCCAGCACGGGTGACGGGTCGCCGAAAGAAAATGCTTCGACGGTCGCCGGTGGCGGTGCCTCGACCTTGGCCGGCAGGGTGTTATCGGATGCAGCCGCGCGGCGGCGTGCTCTATGTTTCATCAGAAGAACTCCATGGAAGATGTGTTGTTAGCGGTGGTGCCTTCGAAGGGCTCATAGTCGAGGGCGTGCATGACGGACCAGGCCAAGTCAGCGTGGCCGGTCTCTTCCGAGCGGCCGGCGTCGTAGGTGACGGCGCGTCCGCTGGGCGTGAGGATCTTGCGAATGGCCATGAAGGACTGCGCGATGTCCGTCCAGCCCGCATCGAACTGCAAGCGGCCACTACGGATGATGTTTTGTGCCTTCAACACCATCCGCGTTTTGACTTCCGGCGAATAGCTGATAGCTGTGGCGCCAGGGAAGAACTGCTTCACCAACGGATAGACGCCCACGCCCATGCCGGTGGTGTCAATACCGATGTACTGCACGTTGTAGCGGCCGCACATTTCTTTGATAAGCGCGGCTTGCTCGGCGAAGTCTTTGCCGCGCCACTGGTGGCGTTCAAGGATGCGGAAATTGCCGCCGGGGACCAGCGGTGGCGCAATCACTGAGCAGCCTGCGCTGTCGCCCGTCAGCGAAGGGTCATAGCCGATCCACACAGGCCGATGGCCGAAGGGGCGGGCCGTGAATGGCTTGTAGTCGTCCCAATCCACCCACGAATCGACCATGCCGCGCTGCAGATCAGCCAGGGGGAACACCGACGCGGAATCGTCGATGAAGTTACACATCAACAGGTTGTCGAACTGGTCCGGCGAATATTCGAAGTCGCGCAGTTCGTCTATATCGAACAGATCGCAGCCACCGGCCGCCGCGTCCATGATCGTGACGATCTGACGCCAGATTTTGTCCTCGCCCGTAAAACCCGAGGACAGCCGCTTGTGGCTCACATCGATGTTGACCTTTTCGCCCTTGGCGCGGCGCTTGTTGAATGCATCGCCGGTCCAGAAGGGATAAGCCTGGTGCGTGGTGGCCGAGGGCGTGGAGAAGTAGGTCTTTCTCCACTTCTTGTGCAAGGCCATGCCGGACGCGACCTTGTTCAGCTCGGTGAAATTGTGCGTCCAGAAGAATTCATCGAAATAGAAATTGCCGTGATAGCCCTGGGCGGTACGTGCGTTCGTGCCGAGGAAATACAGGTGCGCGCCGTTCGGCAGCACGATAGGATCGCCCGACAGCTCCACGCCGCACGCATCCTTTGCAAACTGGATGATGTATTGCTTGAAGACGTGCGCCTGTGACTTCGAGGCCGACAGAAAAATCTGATTGCGTCCCGTCTGGATTGCATCAATCAGTGCCTCGCGCGCGAAGTACCACGTAGCGCCAATCTGGCGCGATTTCAGGATGATGCGCGTGCGCTCGCTGCCGTTTCGGTACCAGACCTTTTGATAGTCGAACAGGGAATCGTTGAATGCCTCGACGATGCGTTGCTGCGCCTCTTCGCTGAACTCGTTGCGCACCGGTTTCTTCTTCGGTCCGGCATTGCGATTGGCGAGCTTGGGATTGAGATCGGTTTCGTTTCCGTCCGGCTGCTCATAGCGGCGCACGCGTGCCGCTTGCACAAGCTGGCGCATCAACGCATCGAGCTCCTTGTACTCGCCATTGCCCTTTACTTCCTTGGCGATCAGTTGCACTATGCGCGCTTCAAGGGCAATCTCTACGCGCTCCAGGCGCGAGACCTTTTCCCATTCATCGCGGTGCTTCCAGCTATTGACGGTAGATCGCTTGATCTTCAGATGGCGCGCAATCGACGAGATGCGCCAGCCCTCGAAGTAGAGCCGGCGCGCAACGTGCCGAGGCTCTGTCGCCTGGTCGATGTTGTCCTTGATGTCTTCTGGAATTTCTAACATGCCGCAAGCGTAGGCGGCGCGCGCGTGTAGCGGGGACTTTGCCGAGTCGCTATCCCCCTTTTCAACCCTCAGTTCATTGATGCATTTCGCCCATCGGCAGAAGATGACGTTATCCGATCAACCGATAACGAGCGCGAAAACTCATGGCAACCAAGAGCAAATTTTTCCGCGTCGCGACTGAAGGCGCGACCACCGACGGCCGTAGTATCAGCCGCGAGCAAATCCAGCAAATGGCCGACAGCTACAACGTGAAAACCTACGGCGCTCGCGTGTGGGTCGAGCACCTGCGCAGCTTGCTGCCCGATGGTCCGTTCAAGGCCTACGGCGATGTGCTGGCACTGAAGGCCGAAGAGGTCGACACCGAGGCTGGCCGTCGCCTGGCCCTGTTCGCTCAGATTGAGCCGACGCCTGCGCTGATCGCCATGAACAAGGATCGCCAGAAGATCTTCACCAGCATCGAGCTGGCCGACAAGTTTGCGGATACCGGCAGCTCCTATCTGGTCGGCCTGGCCGTGACCGACAGCCCCGCGAGCCTGGGCACCGAGATTCTGCAGTTCTCGGCCACCAATCCGAAGGCCTCGCCTTTCACTCCCCGCAAGCTGAAGCCGGAGAACCTGTTCTCTGAAGCTATCGAGGCCAAGCTCGAATTCGAAGAAGACGGCCCGAGCGTGGCCGAGACCATCAAGCAACTGTTCAGCCGCATCGGCGGCGGCGAGAAGAAGGCCGATGCCCAGCATGCCGACGTGGTTGCCGCCATGACCGCTGTGGCCGAGAAGGTGGGCGAGTTCGCGCAATCCGCGGCGCAGGCGGGCAAGGATGTGGCCGACGCTGTGGCCCGCCTGGAGAAGCTGGAAAAACGCGTGGGCGATGAATCGACCGCCGCCGAGCAGTTCCGCCAGACCATCAACCTGACCGACAAGAGCAACGTACAGCGCCCGCCGGCCACCGGTGGCGGCAACAGCGGCACCGTGCAGACCGAGTTCTAAGCTGCCGGCCGACCAAGTACACCATTTCCGCATTTCACTGGAGCAGAACACATGAAGAATCAGACTCGCGCCGCCTATAACGCTTACACTTCGCGCCTGGCGACGCTCAACGATGTTGCCGGCGGTGCCGTCCACTCCACCTTCTCGGTGGATCCGAGCGTGCAGCAGAAGTTGGAAGACAAGATGCAGGAATCGTCCGAATTCCTGGGCAGCATCAACATCATCGGCGTCGATGAGCTGGAAGGCGAGAAGATCGGCCTGGGCGTGTCCGGCCCCATCGCCAGCCGCACCGATACGCGCGGCGACAAGCGCCGCAGCACCCGCGATGCGTCGGCCATGACGAATACCCGCTATCGCTGCGAGAAGACCAATTTCGACACGCACATCACCTATGCCAAGCTGGATGCCTGGGCCAAGTTCAAAGACTTCCAGACCCGCGTGGCCAATGCGATCCTGAAGCGCCAGGCGCTGGATCGCATCATGATCGGTTTCAACGGTGTGAAAGTCGCGGCCGATACCAATCTGACCCAGTATCCGCTGCTGCAGGACGTGAACAAGGGCTGGCTGCAACAGATCCGCGAGAACTCTCCACAGCGCGTCATGGGCCTGGTCGGCCAGGACCTGCCCGGCAAGGTGATCATCGGCGGCGGTGCCGGTGCAGACTACGCAAACCTCGATGCTGCCGTGTATGACGCGGTGACCAATCTGGACCCGTGGTATCAGGACGATACCGGCCTCGTGGTCATCGTCGGCCGTGAACTGCTGCACGACAAGTATTTCCCACTGATCAACAAGGACAAGGCCCCGACTGAGACTCTGGCCGCAGACATCATCATCAGCCAGAAGCGTATCGGCGGCTTGCCGGCGGTGCGCGTGCCGTCCTTCCCCGCCAATGCCATGCTGATTACTCGCCTGGACAACCTGTCGATCTACTTCCAGAACGGCGGCCGCCGCCGTCGCGTGGTGGACGAACCGAAGGCCGACCGCATCGAGAACTATGAATCGTCGAACGACGCCTATGTGATTGAGGATGAGGGCCTGGCCGCCCTGGTGGAAAACGTAGTGCTGCAGGATGCGGCAGCGGGCGGTGCTTGATGTCGCGCCTGTCTCCTGCCGCGCGCCACCGGGAGCGCATGCTCGGCAAGCTGGCGGCTTCCGCCGGCGAGCCGGGCGGCGTGACCACCGGCAGCGCCTATGAGCTGATGCTGATGAAGCTGCATGAGGACCGGCGCACGCTGTCCAACATCCAATCCATCGAACGCAAGATCGAGATGAAGGCCACCCTGCTGCCGGCCTATCAGGACTGGGTTGATGGCGTGCTGTCGGGCGGCCGTGGCGCGCACGATGAAGTGCTGGTCAACGTGCTGGTGTGGCACATCGATGTCGGGGACTACGAACGCGCCCTGCAACTCTCGGCCTACGCTCTGGAACACAAGTTCACTTTGCCGGATCGCTACAACCGGACCTTGCCCACGCTGCTGCAGGACGATTTCGCGGGCGCCAGCCTGGGCGGCAAGCTGAAGGATGATCCGGCCCGCGCGGCCGAGATCCTGCAACAGGTGCTGGCCATGACCGGCAATGCCGATACGCCCGACCAGGCGCGCGCCAAGGTCCATAAGGCGCTGGGCCTGGCCCTGCTGGAGCTGGTCAATCAGGTGGACGCCGAGAACATCACGGCGGCCACGGCTGACCGGGCCACGGCTTCGCTGCAGCACCTCACCCGTGCGAGCGAGCTGCACCAGGCGGCCGGCGTCAAGAAGGAAATCGAGCGGCTGGAGCGGCGACTCAAAAAGTTTGCCGAACCGGCCAAGTAAAGAGCACCCCACGGCGCAGGGGCGGCCCGAGACGGAAGCGAGATTGTTCGTCGGATGTCTCGGCCACCGCCCCCCACATATTCAAAACCATGAGCTATATCGACGAGGTGCCGGTAACGGCGGGGCCGACCATGCCGGCCGACGTGAAGGCCATCACCAATGACGGCTTTTTCCCCGACATCAGCATGCCGGCCATGCGGGACGCCATGCGGCTGGATTCGACGGTGACCGATGCGCGGCTCCGCCCGGCTCTGATAGACGCGATCCTGACGGCCAATCGGCTGTTGCGAGACTGGCAGGCGGGTCACCTGGCTAAGGGACTTCAGAAGCTGGAAGAGGTGCCCGCGCTCAAGGTGGACGGTGAAAGCCAGTACGTCGCGCATTACCGTCGCGCCGTCTACAGCTTCGCCAAGGCCGACATCTTCGAGAGCTATCGGGACTACGACACTACCGCGAGTGCCCTGACCGACAAGAAAAACATGGAATGGATGGACACGGCGCCGGACGTGCAGCGCCGGAATGGCCATTGGGCCATCAATGACATCCTCGGCCGCACGCATGCGACCGTGGAGCTGATCTGATGCAGGTACGCAGCCAGCAGGGCGACACCCTCGATGCGTTGGTGTTTCGCTACCTGGGCGCCAGTAGCGGCTATGTGGAGCAGACGCTTGCGCTCAATCCATCCTTGGCCGCCTTGGGGGCGGTGCTGCCAGCGGGAACGATAGTCACGCTGCCCGCTGCAGTGGAAACGCCCAGCACAGCGCAAGACAGCATCAGCCTGTGGGACTGACGACATGAATACCAAATCACTGACAAGGGGAAACCACGTTATGGCAGCAGAATCCGCCGGCGGCATCGCTGCCATCCTGAAAATATACGGCATCAAAGCCGTGCTCGGCATGGTCGGTGCCGCGCTGCTTTACATCGTCCTGCCCCCGCGCAATCTCGATGGCTCCTTCAACGAAAAGGAATTTGTGGTGCGCCTGGCGTGCGCTGGCGCCTTCTCCATCATGTTCGGCGACCTGGCCTTTTCGGTGCTGCTGCAGCATGTGCCGACGATTGCCGCCGTGCTCGGCCCGAAACCGGTCGATTTGATGGTAGGTGCGCCGGCCTGGTGGATTACGCGGGCGGTGGCGCTGTGGTTTCAGCGGCGCCAGGGCAAGGACATTGCCGAGCTGGCGCGCGACGTGAAGGAAACGCTGTGAACGCTATCGACAATCGCCGCGCCTTCTTGGGCATGCTGCGCTTCTCCGAAGGCACATCCAATTCGCCGACCACGCGGGACCGCGGCTATGACCAGATCGTCGGCCGCACCCGTTTCACCAGCTACGCTGACCACCCGCGCGTGCGCGTCTGGATTCCTCGCATCAAGAATTGGTCTACCGCCGCCGGGGGCTATCAGTTGCTGATGCGCTATTACGATATCTACCGCAAGCAGCTTGGGCTGACCGGTTTCGGGCCGGAGGTGCAAGACGCCATCGCCCTGCAGCAGATCAAGGAATGCCGGGCGTTGCCTGATATCGATGCCGGCCGCCTGGCGGACGCTATCGCGAAGTGCAAGAACATCTGGGCGTCCTTGCCGGGCGCCGGCTATGGCCAGTTCGAACATCGCTATGTGGATCTCGAAAAGGCATTCACGCGGGAAGGCGGTGAAGCCATCTTGCTGCCGACCCTAAAAACCAGCGAGGAACTGCACTTGGCCTTCCTGGATGCGGGCGGGGTGTTGGCATGACGCTGACCGACGCCTGGCGCACCCGGTTGCGTGCCGGGCTCGGCGTCGGCTTGCTGGCGGTGGCCTTTGCCTCCGCCTGGGCCATCCAGGGATGGCGCAAGGATGCCGACATTGACCACCTGAAGGCCGGCATTGCTGTGGCCAATCAGGCAGCGGCCGACGCCAGGGCCGAACGCACGCAACAGGTTCTGCAGGCCGAGCGCAACGCACGCGATGCTATCCAGGCCGTTACCGACAAGCTCACCAATGAAAGGGATGCCGCCCGCCATGAGAAAGACACTTACATTGCTGGCGTGCGCAGTGGCGCTATCAGGCTGTCAGTCCCCGTCGTCGCTGCAGTGCCCTCCGGGGCCAGTTGCACTGATACCAGCACTGCCGGCGGATCTGGCCAGGAAGCGCGAGCCGAACTTACGCCAGCGGCAGCAGAGTTTCTTGACGACATCGCCAGCGAAGGCGATGACGCCATCCGACAAAGCAATGCCCTGATCGACGCCTACAACGCCTTGCGCGAGAAACTGAATGTACAAGCCCAAGAACCTGCGGGATTACCTGCGCAAGGCCATTAAGGACTTGGCGCAGAACCCGGACAAGCTGCACATCTTCATCGATGAGGGAGGATCGCGGGCGACCGGCACGGCAGGTCTGTCCTTCGAGTATGACTATGTGCTGAACCTGATCTTGACCGATATCGGCCTAGACTTGGATCTGGTGTTCGTCCCGCTGCTGGCCTGGATGCGGGTTCATCAGCGTGAAGCCTTTGGCAACCCAGAAAACGCCAAGAAAGCCATCCGCTTCGAAGTGGACATGAACAGCGCCGATTCTCTCGATCTGTCTATCAAGCTGGCGCTCACTGAGCGCACCATCGTAAAGCGCCATGACGGTGGCCGGTTGGAAATCATCCACGCAGGCGAGCCCCATCTCACCCCGCCATTCGCGGATGACTTCTGGCAGCTCTACCAGGGCGATAGCTTGCTGGCCGAATGGGATGTACCGACACTGCCATGAGTGATGATCTGCAACGCCTGGAAGAATGGGCGGGCGCCCTGATCGCCAAGGTACAGCCGGCGCAGCGGCGCCAGCTGGTGCGCCAGGTGGCGAACGATTTACGCCGCGAGCACGCCCGCCTGATCGCTCAGCAGGTAGCGCCCGATGGTACGCCCTATCCGGCGCGCAAGAACCGCAAGGAACTGCGGGGCAAGTCTGGTCGGATCAAGCGACAGAAGGCAGCGATGTTCAACAAGCTGCGGACGAACACCTTTTTGCGAATCCAGGCAGACGCCAATCAGGCGTCGGTCGGCTTTTTCGGCAAGGTGGCGCGTATCGCACGCGTGCATCACGAGGGCCTGCAAGACAAGGTAGCTCCGCGCGGCCCAAGCTACAAGTATCCGGCCCGCCCGCTTCTGGGATTCAATTCTGCTGACGAAATGCTGGTACGCGACAGACTGTTACGACATATTGCTAGTGCCGAGTAAAATTCGGCACCGACATCAGTTACATCGGTGGATTTACAAGCTTTTTCCTTCGCCCCACCCCAAGGAAGCCACCAGTTGATATTCTTTCCTGATTTCCGATCCGGGCCGCCCCGCGCCGGATGCTATATTCCTAGAGAATGAAGTCACCATGCCAGTCCCTGTTGAATACAGCCGCGCATCAGAAATCTTCTATGACTTTCTAGTCGAGGCCCGTAACGGCGCCGACCTGTGGAGCACGCACGTTACCTACACAATGGTGGAGGGTGTGCTCCACACATTCCGGCGGCGACTAACTCCACAACAGACGATTTCTTTTGCCGAGCTGCTGCCAGTATGCTTGCGTTCTGTGCTTATCCAGCGCTGGGATCTGTCCGAACCGCCTGTCCCTTTCGGTAGCAGAGTTAGCATGACTGAGGAAGTACGCGCGCTACGCGGCCGCCACAACTTCTCTCCCGATACCGCTATAGAGGTGGTGGGAGGTGCCCTGCTCAAACGTGTAGACCAGGAACGTTTCTTTGCCTTCATGGCTACGTTGCCGCCAGGCGCTATAGAGTTCTGGAGCGAGAGCCTAGATGGATAATTCGGCGAACTAGACATCAAGAAAAGAACGCTCACTACCTCGCATCGCCCGTCATAACGGCGGTCAAGTTCAACAAGCTCTGCACGAATGTCTATTTGCGGGTGCAGGCGGATGCCAACCAGGCATCTTTCAGCTTCTTCGGCAGGGTGGCGCGTATTGCTCGCGTGCATCATTACGGGCTGCCGGATAAGGTCGCGCCGCGCGGTCCAAGCTACAAGTATCCAGCACGGAAGCTACTGGGTTTCTCGCATAATGATACTAAGAGGATTTGCGAGCTTGTTGTTTCACCTTTGAAAGATGGCGCGTGATAATTGAGCTAGGGCAAGAACGCAAAAAATCACGTTGATTGTCTATCTGATCCATGTATCTTATGCGCTATAAGAACATTCGATTCCGCCAAAGCTATCGGGCACTTGCTACACAAGTGCCCGGATAAATTTTTCATTGGGGGAATAAATGCGCTTTCAAGATTTGCGAATCGGGACAAAATTAGGCATTGCCTTCGCGACACTCGTTTTAATCATCATCGGTGTCGTGACGCTCGGATTATCAAGACTGTCCGAGATCAATGAGTCTTTGGATCTTGTGGTGAACGACCGTTACAAAAAGGTCGCGATTATCAACACGATTTCAGCTAATACAGACGACATTGCACTTTCAGTGCGGAATCGGCTGATTTCAACGAATCGCGATGAAATAGCAAAGGATAAATCGGAAGCTGATCAGCTTTTAGTGCAAAACAATAAGCTATACGAACAACTCACTGGGCTAATCGTGAGCCCGAAGGCAAAAGCACAGCTAGAAAAGGTCATCCAATCTCGTGGTGAATATACTGCTGTGATGCTGGAGGTTATTCGACTGTTGGAAAGCGGAGACCGGGATAGTGCGGTGGAGTTACTGCGTTCGAAAATGGCGCCGCTGCAGAAGAAATACATGCATGAATTGGATGGTCTATCTGTAATTCAACAAGAATTGATGAATCAAGCAGTCGCCGACGCAAAAGAAAACTACGAAAGCACGCGTCTGGTTATGGTGGCGAGTGGTTTTGCCGCAAGTATTTTCGCAGTTTTAGTCGCGCTATTGATTTCTCGGGGGATTACATCACCGCTTAACCGAGCACTATCTGTTGCCGAACAAGTTGCAGCAGGAGATCTAACTACCGAGATAAAACAGTCCGCAAAAGACGAAACCGGTCGACTACTCCAAGCTCTGGCTGTGATGAGTCAGAAGTTAAAAGATATCGTCAAAGAGGTACGATACGGAACGGATGCGATGGTGACCGCATCAACGCAAATTGCCACCGGCAATCTGGATCTTTCGTCCCGGACTGAAGAACAGGCCAGCTCACTGGAAGAAACAGCGTCCTCCATGGAAGAGCTCACTTCGACGGTAAAGCAAAATGCAGAGCATTCGCGCAAAGCGAGCGAACTGGCATCGCACTCCTCGCAAATTGCCCAACAAGGTGGAACCGTAGTAGAAAAAGTCGTGCAAACGATGAGTTCCATTAATGATTCGTCAAGGAAAATTGTCGATATCATTTCCGTCATTGATGGCATCGCTTTCCAAACAAATATTCTTGCTCTGAATGCGGCGGTTGAAGCTGCAAGAGCGGGTGAACAAGGTCGAGGTTTTGCCGTTGTTGCATCCGAGGTGCGAGTGTTGGCCCAGCGCTCTGCTACCGCTGCCAAAGAGATTAAAGAGCTGATACAGAACTCGGTAGACAAAGTAAATTCCGGGAGTGAACTGGTTGCGGAAGCTGGTCAGACAATGAACGAAGTTGTTGCTAGTATTCAGCAAGTCACCAATATCGTTACGGAGATTTCCGAAGCGACTAGGGAACAGAGTGATGGTATTGAACAAGTCAATCAAGCTGTCATGCAAATGGATCAGGTAACTCAGCAGAATGCGGCCCTCGTCGAGGAAGCTGCTGCTGCTGCTCAGTCTCTCCAAGAGCAGGCTCAACGCTTATCTACCGTAGTCAGCGTGTTCCGTATCGATCAGTTGGATCGTCCTCATGCGCCGAAGTCACCGGGCGTCGCCCGTCATGCTGTTCGCCCCGCGATGGAACAGCCGCGACGGCGGAATGATGTGGTAAAGACTACGCAGACACTCCCAGCTCCGACAAATAAGAAGAAGGAAAATGAAGAGGATTGGGAGACCTTCTAATCGGAGATGGCCTCCCCATTTTCCTTAGATTCTTCTCTCTCAGTTAGATAGGTCGTTATCAACCCACCGGATCGTGCCTTCCCGCGCGCGATCCGGCAACATGGGTTGCATGACGCCCGACCTTTCCGAACTCGTTCGTACCATCCCGAATTTGATCCGCACCGGCAAGATTGCCGAGATCAATGCGGACAAGGTGCGCGTGCGCTTATCCCCTTCCTTGCTCACCACCTGGCTGCAATGGATCGCGCTGCGTGCCGGGGATGTCATCGACTGGTGCCCGCCGTCCGTGGGCGAGCAAGTCATTGTCTTCTCGCCCAATGGCGACCTGACCCAAGGTAAAGTCCTGGCCGGCTTGTTCTCGGCCGAATCATCCGCGCCGCAATCCTCCCTCAAAATTCGCTCCATCCACTACCCGGACGGTGCCGTGGTGCTCTACGACTTCGGCAATCACTCGCTGTCGGCCATCCTGCCGGCCGGCAGCTCGGCCCTGGTGAAGGCCGATGCGGTGACCGCCGACGCGCCGCAGACCACCTGCACAGGTGACGTGACCATCAAAGGCAATCTCGTTGTTGAAGGCTTCAGCGCCCTGAACAATGGTGCCAAGGTCTTGGGCGGCGACGGTGGCGCGGCAATCGTCATTGAGGGCGACGTGACGGCCACCGGCGACATCAAGGCCGGTGACATCAGCCTGCGCAATCACCCGCACGGCGAAATCAAGCGCGGCGATGAAAAATCCGGAGTGCCGTTGCCATGATCGCCATGAACGCCTCTACCGGTAGCAGCATTTCTCTGCTGGATCACATCCGGCAGTCCGTGCGCGACATCCTCATGACGCCGCTGGGCACCCGCATCTACCGCCGCACCTATGGATCCGAAATCCCCGAGCTGATCGACCAGCCCTTGAATGGGGTGACGGTCATGCGCATCTATGCCGCCGTGGCTTATCGCCTGACGCTGTGGGAGCCACGCATTTCTCTTTCGTCGGTGAACCTCAACCGGGATGCCAGCGGCGCAATCTCTGTGGTGCTGCAGGGCGTGACCAATGGCGCTGCTGTCGAATTCTCCGTGCAGGTCCGTGAAGGGGCGATGCAATGAGCTCGCCCATCGACCTGTCCCTGCTGCCTGCACCGCAAGTGCTGGAAACCCTGGACTTCGAAACGATCCTGGCCAGCCGCAAGACGGCCGTGCTGGCGCTGCTGCCGGAAGACGAGCGCGAGGCCGCCGCCAATGTACTGTCCCTGGAGTCTGAGCCGGCCACCAAGCTGCTGCAGGAGAACGCCTATCAAGAGCTGTTGCTGCGCAACCGCGTCAACGATGCCGCCAAGGCAGTCATGTTGTCGTTTGCCATCCGCGCCGATCTCGACCAGATCGGCGCCAATACCAACGTGAAGCGCTTGGTATTGGTCGAAGCTGATCCGGACGCCTCGCCACCGGTGGCCGAGGTCTTGGAAGGTGACGATGCGTACCGCCTGCGCATTCAGGAAGCGCCTGACGCGCTCTCGACGGCCGGCCCGCGCAATGCCTATGAATTCCATGCGCGCAGTGCTGACGGCCGCGTGCTTGACGCGCGCGCCGTCAGCCCAGCACCGTGCGAAGTCGTGGTGGCCGTCTTGGCGAACTCGGATGACTGGCAGGCGCCGGCTGACCTGCTGCAAACCGTCGATGCCGCACTGTCGGCCGAGGATGTCCGGCCCCTGGGCGATCTGGTCTCGGTGGTACAGGGCCAGGTCACCGACTACGAGCTGGAAGCGGTGGTGTATGTCGAGAAAGGTCCAGAGGCGCCCATCGCTCTGAACGCCGCCCGGTCGAACGCGGCCGCCATCTCCAAGCCGCTGCGCCCGCTCGGCTATAGCGTCTATCGCAATGCCTACGTAGCTGCGCTGAAGGTCGAAGGCGTGCGCAATGTCGTCGTGAAATCCCCAGCGGCGGACATTCTGTGCGGGCGCACGCAAGCGGCACGCTGCACCGGCATCACGATCACCGCCGAGGTGCTGGAAGAGGTGGACGATGTATAACCCGGTCCCGACTCTGCCGCCCAATACCAAGCCCTTGGAGCGGGCTCTTGCGGGCGCCTGCGCCGCCCTGGCCAACACACCGGTGCCGCTTCGTCTGCTGTGGAATCCCGACCGCTGCCCGGTGGAGTTGCTGCCCTTCCTGGCCTGGTCTTTTTCGGTGGATCGCTGGGACGATACCTGGCCTGAGACCATCAAGCGCGGCACGATCAAGGCCGCCCGCTACATCCACCAGCACAAGGGCACCATCGCTGCCGTGCGCGGCGTGGTCGAGTCCCTGGGCTACATCATCAAGATCAGTGAATGGTGGCAGACCGAGCCGCCCGGCCCGCGCGGCACCTTCGCTCTTGAGGTCGGCGTGCTGGATTCGGGCATCACCGATGAAATGTTCCTCGAAATGGAACGCCTCATTGACGACGCCAAGCCGCTGTCCCGCCATTTGACCGGGCTGCGCATCCATCTGGAGACCCGTGGACAGATAAACGTGGGCGCATACGCGCAGTTTGGCGAGGCGGTCACGGTCTATCCCTGGTCCCCTGACAGCATCGAGACCGCCGGCGGGCCATTCATCGGCTGCGCCACCCACATTATCGAAATCATGAGCATCTACCCATGAGCACCTATTTTTCTATTCCGACCGAGATCGGCGAGGCCCGAATTGCTAATGCCTTGGCGCTGGGCATTCCGCTGAAGCTCACGCACATGGCCGTGGGCGATGGTAATGGCGTCGTGCCGGTGCCCGACCGCAAGCAGACAAGCCTGATCAAGGAACAGCGCCGCGCCCCGATCAATACCCTCGACAAGGATCCGAAGAACGCCAGTCAAATCATCATCGAACAGGTGTTGCCGGCCGATGTCGGCGGCTGGTGGGTGCGCGAAATCGGCATCTTCGACGATGCCGGCAACTTGTGCGCAGTCGCGAACTGCCCACCCAGCTATAAGCCTCTGCTGAGTGACGGTGCCGGAAAGGATCAGGTCGTGCGCGTTGTCTTGCTGGTGTCGAGCACTGCAGCCGTCGAGCTGAAGATTGACCCTGCGGTGGTGCTGGCCACCCGCAAATATGCGGATGATGCCATCGTGGCCTATGCGGCACCGAAAGCGCATACGCATGCCGACCTGGCACCACTCAAATCCCCGGTGTTCACTGGCCAGCCGGTAGCACCTACTCCGGCGGCCGGTGCCGATGCCGGGCAGGTGGCCAATATCGAGTTTGTCGCCAGCGCGATTGCGCAAGCCATGGCGGGCGTGATTCCGTTCCTGACGGCTATTCCCGCAAAGAAGCTGGTCGACGTCGTGATGGTCAAGAGCATTGGCCTGATGGAGTGGATGGACGTGGCCGGCACTGGCGAGTTTCATGGTTACCGGACCTTGCGCTGCGGGGCGTTGGAATTTGGCACCACGGCTGCACCTCGATCGTATGAGGCCGATTTGGTCGGCGGGCTTGGCTCGAAGACTAGCCAGGCATCGATTTGGGCATGGGCGCAGCAGAACGGGCATAGCGTCGCCGCCGCGAGCTGGAGCGCCAAGACGTTCAAGTTTGCCGATGTGGATGCCAATACCTTCCGCTTTCCAGATCTGCGTGACGTGTTTCCCCGTTTCACCGGCACCGATGCCGATAACGGCAGTGCGCGCACACTTGGCGCTTATAAGGGCGACACGCTCAAGGACCACAACCATGGCCTGATCTTTTCCAGCGGTGTGGGTGGCACTGATGTCGTTCCCTACGGCGCGGGCGGCTCACAAGCCATTGGCACGCGAGCCGTGACCGGTATTGTGGCCGCCGGCATCGCAGGCGCAGAAACAGCCCCCAAACACACCGCATTCAATCCACGTATTCACCTCTGATCATGCCCCCGATTACTTGCTACCAGACCGACGACAACGGCGTTTTTCTGCATACCGTGACTGCCTACCCATTCCCCATGGAGGATCGTCTCAACGTGCCTTATCAGGCGGTGCAGACGGCGGTGCCGGAAATCCCGACTGGCCACCGCGCGCGCTGGCTCTCGCCCTTCCGTCCGATGGATCCGGAATATGACACCGCCGGCAAGTGGGTCATCGAAGAAATTCCCGCGCCGGCTGAACCGGCGGAAGAGCCGACCGCAGAATCCCCGGCGCAAGCCTAAACCGCACTCACTAGGAGTTATCAATATGGCAGCTGACTATCACCATGGCGTGCGTGTCATCGAAATCAACGAAGGCACGCGCCCCATCCGCACTATCTCCACCGCCGTCATCGGCGTCATCGTCACGGCCGATGATGCAGATGCGACTGCCTTTCCGCTGGATACCGCAGTTCTGATCACGAACGTCGTCGCGGCGCAGGCCAAGGCTGGCAAGCGCGGCACCATGCGCCGCGTGCTGGAAGCCATTGCGGCACAAGCTAAACCCTTGGTGGTGCTGGTGCGCGTGGCCGAAGGCGACGACGAAGCCGAGCAAACCAGCCTGGTCATCGGCGGCGTCTCGGCCGAGGGCCGCTATACCGGTTCCAAGGCCCTCTTGGCGGCGCAAGCCAAGCTCGGCATCAAGCCGCGCATCCTGGGTGCGCCGGGCCTGGATACAAAGGCGGTCACCAATGCACTGGCCTCCCTGGCGCAGACCCTGCGCGCGTTCGTCTACGCATCGTGCTGGAACTGCGCCACGGTGGTCGCCGCCACGGCTTACCGTGCCGAGTTTGGCCAGCGTGAGGTCATGCTTATCTGGCCGGAATTCGTCTCGTGGGACACAACCTCGAATGCCGATGTGAGTATCTCGGCCGTGGCCTACGCGCTGGGCCTGCGCGCCAAGATCGACGAGCAAACCGGCTGGCACAAGACGCTGTCCAATGTGGTGGTGAACGGCCCGACCGGCATCAGCCGGGACGTGTTCTGGGATCTGCAGGACCCGGCGACGGACGCCGGCGTGCTCAACGCCAAGGAAGTGACCACCCTCATCAACATGAGCGGCTATCGCTTCTGGGGCTCGCGCACCTGCGAAATCCAGGGCGGTTACTTCCCGTTCGAGAACTACACCCGCACCGCGCAGGTGCTGGCCGACACCATTGCCGAAGCGCACATGGTCTTTGCGGACCTGCCGATGACGCCCTCGCTCGTCAAGGATCTGGTGGCCAGCATCAATGCCAAGTTCCGATCCCTGAAGGCCAGCGGCTACCTCATCGACGGTGAAGCCTGGTTTGATGAACAGTTCAACGACAAGGACACCTTGAAGGCCGGCAAGCTGACCATCGACTACGGCTACACGCCCGTGCCACCGTTGGAGAACCTGCTGTTCCAGCAGCGCATTACCGACCAATACCTGGCCGACTTCGCCGCGCGCGTCGCGGCTTGATCAAGAGGCGGGCGGCCTGCTGGCCGTCTCCCTGAACTCAAATCTTAGGAGCAAGACATGGGCATGCCCCACAAACTGAAGGATTTCAATCTGTTCGAGAACGGCATCAGCTTTGCCGGCATGGCCACGGAGGTGACCTTGCCGAAGCTGTCGCGCAAGATGGAGGAATACCGCGCGGGCGGCATGTCCGGTCCGGTCTCGGTGGACCTGGGCCAAGAAGCCATCCAGCTGGAATGGACCGCCGGCGGCCTGGTCAAGGAAGCCCTGAAGCAATACGCGGCCAAGTCCCACGGTGCCGTGCAACTGCGCTTCGCAGGCGCTTACCAGAACGACGATGATGGCTCCGTGCAAGCGGTGGAAATCATCGTGCGCGGCCGCTACAAAGAAGTGGATATGGGCAATGCCAAGGTGGGCGACGACACCTCGCACAAGTTCAGCATGCCGCTCAGCGCCTACAAGCTCACCATCGATAACGAAGTGATGTTCGATTTCGACTTCATGAACGGTATCGAGATCGTCGGCGGTGAAGATCGCCGCGCCGACATCCGCAAAGCCATCGGCCTGTAATGGCCAGGCGGCATCCCGCCGCCTACCTCTTCGCTATTCCCTATCTCACAAGGAAACACCATGACTACCACCACCGCACCCGCCACCAAGATCGAAACCGTCGTCATCGAGCTGGACGAGCCGCTGACGCGCGGCAATACCCAAATCAGCGAACTGACCCTGCGCCGTCCCAAGTCCGGTGCCCTGCGCGGCGTCAGCCTGATGGATCTCATGAACATGAACGTGAGCGCCCTGCAGGTGGTGTTGCCGCGTATCAGCGAACCCGCCCTGACGCAGTTCGATGTGGCCGCCATGGACCCGGCCGACCTGATCAAGTGCGGTATGGAGGTCTCTGTTTTTTTGGCACCGAAGGCGGACCGCGCCTTGGTCTCCCAATCGAAGTAGAAGACGCCATGGCGGACATCGCGACCGTGTTCCACTGGCCACCGGCCGCGATGGATGACTTGGAACTGGCGGACCTCATGAAGTGGCGCGAGCGCGCGCGAGTAAGAAGCGGGGCAGAGTAAATGGCAAATGAACTGAAAATGCAGGTGGTGTTCTCCATGATGGAGAAAATCACCGCCCCGCTGAAGAAGATCGCCAGCGGTGCCAAGGACACCGGAAAGGCACTGAAGGACACCAGCGACCGGCTGCGCGAGCTGAACAAGCAGCAGAGCGACCTCAACGGCCTGCGTGACCTGCATCAGGGCATGCGCAAGACGAATGCCGAACTGGCCACCGCGCAGCAGCGTGTGTCCGAGCTGGCGGCCAGGATGAAGGCCACCGAGAACCCTACCCGCGCCATGACGCGCGAATTCAATGCAGCGGTGCGCAGCGTCAAGTCGCTGCAGGACGCCAGCGAGCGGCAGGGTACACAGTATCGCGCCTTGCGCGAACGCTTGGCCGATGCCGGCATTGGCTCGCGCCAGCTCGCCAATGCGCAGACCTGGCTCAAGAACAGCATTACCGCCACCAATGCCGAATTGGCCGACCAGCAAAAGAAGCTGGCCGCCAGCAATCGTCAGCAGCAGGTCATGGCCAATGCGCGCCAGCGCGCCGACAAGCTGCGCAGCACGGCGGGCGGCCTGGCGGCCGCCGGCGTAGGCGCCACGGCCAGCGGCGCCGCCATGGGCGCCCCTGTGCTGGCCGGCCTGAAAGAAGCCAAACACTACGAAACCGAGAACGGCCGTGTGCGTGCGCTTGGCCTGGGGCCGGCGGCGACCGCCGAGGCGATCAAGTTCGCGCGCGACATGAAAACCTACGGCACCAGCCAGCTCGACAATCTGCAGTTGCTGCGCGATGGCATTACGGCCTTTGGCGACACGCACCACGCCGAAATGGTCGCACCCATGATGGCCAAGATGAAATTCGGCAATCACGCCTTCTACGGGGAAGCCGAGGGCGCGGAGAACGAGCGCAAGTTCATGGACATGCTGAAGGTCATCGAAATGCGCAACGGCACCAAGGACATTGGTACGTTCTCCAAGCAGGCCAATATGGTGCAGCAGGTGCTGACTGCCACGGGCGGCCGGGTCGGTCCGGGCGAGTGGTTGAACCTGATCAAGACCGGCGGTATTGCGGCCAAGGGCATCAAGGACGAAGCCTTCTATTACCAGCTCGAATCCCTGGTGCAGGAAATGGGCGGCAACCGGGTCGGCACCTCGATGATGAGCGCTTACCAAAACCTGTACCAGGGCCGCACCACCAAGCGTTCCATTGCCATGCTGTCGGACCTGGGCCTGATCGGCGACCAATCCAAGGTGAAGCATGACAAGGCCGGCCAAGTCTCGTTCCTGAATCCGGGCGCCATCAAGGGCGCGGATCTGTTCCGCGAGAACCAATTTGAATGGATGGAGAAAGTGCTGTTGCCGCAGCTGGCCAGCAAGGGCATCACCGACGAGAAAGGCATCCTTGATGCCATCGGCGGCATCTTCTCGAACCGCACGGCCGCGCAGCTCTTCTCCACCATGTACCAGCAGCGCACGCAGATCCACAAGAACGAGAAGTTGAACCGGGGCGCCGCCAACATCGACGAGCTCGACAATCTCGGCCGGGACACGGCCAGCGGCAAGGAACTGGAAACCCTGGCCAAGGTGGCGGATTTGAGATTGGAGCTGGGCACCAAGATTCTGCCGCTCTACGCCTCTGGCCTGCAGATGGCCACCAATGCCGTCCAGGCGCTTACCGGCTTCATGGAGCGCAACCCGGCCACGGCCAAGGCCATGATTGTGGCCTTCAGTGCCATCGCCGCCATCATGGTGGTAATGGGGCCGCTGATGCTCGCCCTGGCCTCGATCATCGGTCCCTATGCCATGTTGCACGTTCTGTTCGCCAAGATCGGGCAGCAGGGGAATCTGCTCATGCCGATCCTGCGCGGTGTCGGCTCGGTCTTCATGTGGCTGGGGCGGGTCTTCCTGATGAACCCCATTGGCCTGGCGGTGACCGCCATCGCTGCTGCTGCCTATTTGCTGTACCGGAATTGGGAACCCATTGCCGGCTTCTTCGGCAACCTGTGGCAGCAGGTACGCGGTGCCTTCGCGGGCGGCCTGGCCGGCATTGGTGCGCTGATCTTGAATTGGTCACCGGCAGGGCTGTTCTATCAGGCTTTCGCCGGCGTCATGAGCTGGTTCGGTATCGAGCTGCCGGGCAAGTTCACCGAGTTCGGCGCAATGATCCTACGCGGCCTGGTCAACGGCATCACCAGCGGCATTGGCGCCGTGAAGGATGCGGTGCTGGGTGCCGGTGCCAGTGTCATTGGTTGGTTCAAGGAAAAGCTCGACATCCATAGCCCGAGCCGCGTCTTTGCCGAGTTGGGCGACTACACCATGCAGGGCCTGGCCGTGGGCCTGAATCGTGGCCAGGACGGGCCGCTGTCTACCGTAAGCAGTCTTGCCGGCAAGCTCGCCAGTGCCGGTGCGGCGGTGGCCATTGGCGCGGGCAGCATGCCGGCGATGGCTTTTGACAGCCGGCCGCCGATCAGCGCTGCAGCCGGGCAGCCTGTCGTCTACCAGGGCGACACCGTGCAAATCATCATCCAGCCGATGCCCGGCATGGATGAAGAAGCCATCGCCCGTGCGGTGGCCGCCGAGCTGGACCGTCGTGACCGCATGAAGGCGTCGCGCCAGCGCTCGAACCTCGCAGATTGGGATTAAGGAAAAACGTCATGATGATGGTCTTGGGAATGTTCGTCTTCAGCCTGCCCACGCTGGCTTATCAAGAGCTGCAGCGGCAGACGCAATGGAAGTTCGCCAGTAATGCGCGCGTCGGCCGACGCGATGCGGTGCAGTTCACCGGTAAAGGGGATGACACCATTACCTTGTCGGGCTGGATCGCTCCGGAGTTGACCGGTAGTGCCTTCTCGCTGGATGCCCTGCGCCTGATGGCTGATACCGGTAAGAGCTGGTTCTTGATCCAGGGAACCGGGCGTATCTATGGTTCCTACGTCATCGAGAGCATGGACGAGGGGCGCACGGTGCTTGATGGCGACGGCGATGCCAAGCGTATCGAGTTCACCATCAAGTTGAAGCGTACTGACGATAGCGTGCTGTCGTCGCTGGGCCTGGGCGATATCTCGGATCTGCGCAACATGGTCGACATCGACGGCATCACCAACAGCATCGCCGACAAGGCGCGCGATGTGGTCGGCAGCGCCATCGATGGCGTTAAGACCACGGTCGGTGGCATCGTCGGTAAGTTCGGCGGGGCTGGCCAATGACCACCACCGCGCCAGCCTTCCGCATTGTCATCGAGGATAAGGACATCAGCCGCCCTGTCTCCGACCGGCTCATGAGCATCACCTTGCGCGAGTGCCGGGGTGACGAAGCAGATCAACTGGACATCGAGTTGGACGACTCCGATGGCAAGCTGAAGATTCCACCCAAGGGCGCCAAGCTGCATTTCGCGCTCGGCTGGCTAGGTTCGCCGCTGGTCGACAAGGGCGTGTTTGTGGTCTCCGAGGTGGAGCACAGCGGCGCGCCGGATCGGCTCACCATCCGCGCCAGGTCGGCCAGCATGATCGACGCGTTTCGGCAGCAGCGAGACCGTAGTTTCCATGAGACCACGCTCGGCGCCGTGGTGGATGCCATCGCGGCCGGCAATGGCCTGGCGTCCGGGATCTCGGCCGGCCTGCGATCCATCTCCATCAAGCATCTGGACCAGACGCATGAGAGCGATTCCGCACTACTGCGCCGCCTGGGCAAGAAATATGACGCGGTGGCCACGGTGAAGAATGACACGCTGCTCTTCATGCCGATCAACGAGAGTCGCACCGCCAGCGGCAAGCTGCTGCCAGTGGTGAAGGTGGTGCGTGCGCTGGGGGATCAGCATCGATATCACAGCTCGGAGTCCGATGCGTATAGTGGCGTTCGCGCATTCTGGATGGATGAGAAATATGGGTGTCGCCGCAGTGTCGTCGCGGGTCAGGCTGGCAACAGTAAGCGCTTGCGTACCACGTTCGCGAATGAAGCCGATGCGCGCACGGCGGCGGTGGCCGAGTGGCAGCGCATCGAGCGTGGGCTTGCGACCTTCGAAATGCAGCTTGCTCTCGGCGATGCCAGCATCATGCCGCAGTCGCCCGTAGTGGTATCTGGTTTCAAGGCAGACATTGACGCCACGGAATGGCTATCGAAGACTGTCACGCATTCCATCACGGGAAGCGGCTTTACTACGCGCATTGAGTTCGAGACCAAATCTGAGGAAGCCGATACAGAGCGCGAGCTCGATCATGATCCAGAGGAAGGCATCACCGGTGTGAAGGCAGAATGGCACGACAAAGCGAAGAAGAAAAACAACAAGGGCACCGAACTGGCAGGCAAGGCCGACAACGCCAAGACGCTGAAACGGACCTATGCCACGAAGCAAAGTGCCAACCGTGCTGCAGCCCTGGAGTGGACCAAGATCAAAGAGGTCCGCGAGATCATCGCGGAGAACAACGCCGATTGACTATCGCGGCTTCGACCAAAATGCTTTACCGGCCGTCGCATCGTAGATGCATTCCTTGATCAGATCGCCGTCCACTTTGATGGTGCCGCCGGTCGAGTATGCCTTGCCTTCAGAAAAACACGTGGTGTTGTCTGCAACCTGTTGTGGTACTGCCGGCGCGGGCATTTTGTAGAGTAGCCATCCGCACGTCATAGCCAGAACCAAAACCAGCAACCCAATGGCGCACGCTTGTTTCTGCGCTCGGGCGATAGCCACCTCCTTTTCGCTGCAGACCGCACATTCATGGGCCTTGTGCTGTTCAGACGTCGGCGGCAGCAGACGCGCTTGGTCTATGGCTCGATCAGTTTTCGCGGTGCCCGCATCAATCCAACTTTCGAGTGTCTCCTTGACCTTCGTGTAATGCTCGATAGGTAATTCCCGGAAATATTGGATGCCGTAATCAGCGATGAAAATTTTATAAATTTCGATCTCTTTATCACCGCAAATTGCTGCCCACTCCTTCACCAGCATATTGATTCTTTTTCTCTGGTACTCAGTAATTCTTTGCACTTCCTTTTTGGCTTCGCTCAAGTTCAAATTTACCACGTTGTTAAACCGCGGCGCCTCATGAACGTTGCCTTCGATAATCTGGCCGATATCGCCCTGTGCTTCTATTTTTTCTGACATTCAAAACCTACTGATTAACACCTTCCGCGTAACTTCCTGTCACGCGTCACGGCAAATTGAAGCGCGTGCAGCTCCCCGGCACGCGCGCAAACCGAAATCGGCGCCCCTACACCGATATTCTTTACTTCTTCTCTATTTTGTGGCCCATGACTGGGCCTTGGAGCGTCCCGTGAATATCGCCAACAATATGCTGGCCGATGCTGCCACCGACGGTTATGTGTGAGGCGTTTTTGCGACCGGCCTCCGCTGGAGCTGCGCCTTCGATAACGCCGAGCACGCGAGCTTTGCCGATAATGTCGAGCTGCCTAAATCCCTGGAGAACCTGTTGTTCATCAGAGGTCAAAGCGTCCGCAACTGGAATCCCAAATATCACATATGAAACATCGACCCCGATCTTCGAGACGGCGGCCATAAAGCCAATATCCGGGAGAGTTTTTCCTTGCTCGTAGGAAATTTGGGCTTGTTTTCGGACACCGCCGACCGCTGCAAAGGCCTCTTGCGAAAAGCCGAGACGCAGCCGTTCGCTCTTAAGGCGTTCCCCAAAGGGTGAAATTTCCATCTTAATTTGTTGACTGGTACGATTTATCGGACTATGCTTCCGTCATTGCTAAGTGACGTATACAAATTTTACCCTATGTCTACACCTGCCATTTCATTGCCATTAAGAAATGAAACTGACATTCCAGCTACCAGAGATGTCACATCTGTGGTTATGACCACCCGCCTGGATTCTCGCGAGGCGGAAAAAGTCTCGGCCTATGCGGTTCAAGACCATCGAACTCGCTCGTCCTTTCTCCGCCTCATGGTGCTGAAAGGTATTCAAGCCTACGAACAAGAAATCCACCGTTGAACAGCCAGGGGATAAGCCATGTATCCAGACCCGAAACGCGTCCGCAAGCATCGCCACATGCTTAGCCTCGATGATTACGAGCAAGCAATCGTTGAATCGCTCGCTCACTATCAAGGTGAAGCGACCGCAACTATCTTGCGACAGCTTGCTCTGCGCCAAGCCGCCGAAATCCTCGCATCTGGCAATGGTGAAAGCGTAGCCCACGCAACGTTCTAAACCAAGGCATGAATAAGCAACTTTTGAGTAACTGAAAATGCCTTCCAACGAAACCATGCTCTCGGACGACGAACGCCAGATGATTGAGAATATCCGTCAGCGGGAAGGTCTGGAATCTATCGACCAGGCATTGGAATGGCTCGTAAAAACAGCTGTACGAAACGGTGTAAGGCGTATCACCGGCAGGGGCCGGGCGCTCTATCCCGTTGGGGGGAAGTCCAAACCATGCGCGTAATCAGCCTGCCATGCCCGCACTGTCAAAGCCCGGTGCGCGCGGCTAAGAGCCGCACCATGTCGTCGATGATGAAAGAAATCACGTACCAGTGCCAGAACGTCGAATGCGGCCATACGTTCGTCGCCACGCTTGAGGTCTCGCGTACCGTGTCGATGTCGGCCATGCCGAATCCGGAAGTGCGCATTCCGATTTCCTCGCGCGCATTTCTGGCCGCCAAGAACCAGATGACGCTAGACCTCGCAACCGTCTAAGCGCCCGCCTCACTCCCGATAAATCAAAACCTGCCGTGCGCCGTTTGGCGCACGCAGGATTCGCTCACCCTAAAAAATCATGACCACTGCGAATCTGAAGGTAACGCGCGCTATCAGCCAGCACTTCAAAGATGATCTGGGCTTGTACCGCCGCGCACAGAGAATGCTGAGTTGGGACTCTACTACTGGGCCGCAACGGGACGTGATCTGGGAGGGGAAGCACGCCATCGGCAATCGTCTTGCATGGCGGCTTCAACTCTTGGGCGGCGTGCTGGGGGAGTGGTGATGCGAACCGTATTTGCCCACTGCGTAGCAGCGCTTCTGCTGCTCGCCCCGGCACTGTTGTCGGCACTCGGCCTGGTGAAAGGCTGAACATGCGCTGCGCCCGTATCAAGGATCATGCGTCATTCCGTCCTGCCTCGGATCTGCTGCGCGAGCGTGCGGCACAGGTGCCAACACCACCGGGTGATGAGGCTGCAAAAGCCGAGCTGGAAAAGGCCATGATGCTGCTGCGCTCACGCAAGCGGCCAAACCATCAGATCGGCGTCGCCTATTCCTGGGCGGCCACCGCCAAGCCAGTGCGCCGGCACATCCTGGCGCTGGCGGGCCTCTGCCCGGACCGCTGGGAATCCCCCATTCACTCCTTTACCGAAGCCGAACGCCTTGCCATGCGCCATGCCGTGCTGCGTGCGATCTCGACCTATGAAAGAGTCCTCAATGCAGTATAGAAAAGTCGATGCGAAAACGCGACGCCAGCACAAGGCTTTTCTCGATTCGCCTCAGTTTGCCAACGAACTGGAACGCATCCCACTGAAGTGGCGCGGCCGCGTTGTTAGCCAGGCGCTTGAACTGATGTCGGTATGGCACTGGCGCCGGATCTTCGAGCCGGTCGCCCTCGATTTCGTGCGTGACTTCGCCGCGCACTACGTGCCGGCCGGAATTGATCTTTCGCAGGATGATGCTGAAATCTGCGCCACTGCCGAGAAGGCCGCCGAGAACGTCAAGAAGATGCTATGGAAGGCGATTTCCGACACGCACGCCCGCGACATCATCGAGCAAGAATGCAGCGATTACGGCATTGACGTGCCCGAGGTGGACGACGATGACCTGCGCGCCATCATCGCGCGGGTAGTGGACCCACGCTGGTGGCGCCGTCAACTGCGCAAGGTGGTTGGCCGTGCCTTCGAGGGCGGCAATATCCGCTTGGGCTATGTCCACTACCACGGCGAGCCCTACGCCAGCAATGATGCGGTACTGTCGCGCCTGGCGCAGAACAAGCGCAATGCAGCGGCACTGGAAGCGACGATGGTGCGCAACGAGGCTGGCCAGGAATTCAGCATTGCAGAGCTGGCCGAGAAGACCACCGCCAATAAAACCATTCGGCGCGGTGAGCTCATGCTACGCATCAACGGCTTTGAAACCATTGCGCGAGAGTGCAAGGACGAAGGCCTGTTCCTCACATGGTCTTGCCCGTCCCGCTTTCACGCGACGCTACACAGCGGCAAGCCCAATCCGAAATATGACGGCTCCGATCCGCGCACGGCTAACAAGTACCTGGGCAAGATGACGGCCCTGGCGCGCTCGGCGCTGGCACGACGCGGCATCGGCCTGTACGGCTTCCGCATTGCTGAACCGCATCACGATGGATGCCCGCATTGGCACATGCTGGTGTTCGTGCGCGCTCTGCCGGGCTACACCACCCCGCACGTCAAGGACGTGGCCGGCCGCGCTATCCGCGTGATGAAGCGCTACGCCTGGCGCGTGGACCGTGGTGAGCCGGGCGCATTCAAGCGCCGCCTGGATGTGAAGCGCATTGACTGGTCGAAGGGCAGCGCCGCCGGCTACATCGCCAAGTATGTGGCCAAGAACATTGACGGCGTGGCCGACCACAAGACCAAAGAAGGCTACGTGGTGACCACTGACACGGCCGGCGATTATGAGCTGACGCCATCGGCGCGCGTCGAAGCCTGGGCCGCCCGTTGGGGCATTCGGCAGTTCCAACAGTGGGGCGGTGCTCCTGTGAGCGTGTGGCGGGAGCTGCGCCGCGTTCCGGCAGACATGGTGCAAGAGGCACCGCCGGCGATGGCCGCCGCCTGGGATGCAGTACAAAAGGTCGAGGGCGAGAAGCGTGCATGCTGGGCCAGCTATTTGCGTGCCCAAGGCGGCGCCATCGTGAAGCGCGACGACCTGATGGTTACCCTGGCCAAAGAAACCAAGACTGTCACCGGCCGCTATGAAGAGTGCGAACGTGTCATGCCCTATGGCGTGCAATGCCGCCAGATGGCCGGGGTGGTCTTTAAATCCGTTCGGCATACATGGACGCCAGTTCAAGGGCACGACGCCCGCACATCGGCGGGTTCGGGGTTCCCTTGGACTCGTGTAAATAACTGTACGCAGCCCGCCGCGCCTGCCTTTGCGGCCCATGTTTCCTTTGAGCCGAAGACCGCGCCGACGCCGGTCACGTTCCAGCCGGATCAAGCCGCGCAAGTTGAGCATGCTTGGCTTGCCCTAGGCGCATGCCCCTGGCCTCGGCCAGTGGTCGATGAGAGGCCAGCGTGGCCAGCGCCGACCATGACGGCGGACGAACAGCGCCAAGCGCTGGCCTCATGGGACGCCATCAAGGCATGTCCATGGCCTCGGATGGTGCCGCTGCCGGACAAGTCACCGCGTCAAGGCACGCCTCGCCAGGTGGCCGACTGGCGCGCCGGCCGGCTCGATGTGACCAAACTTCCAATTGATACCAAGCCAACGAAAGGGAACGCCCCATGACAGCGTTTCGTGTCGTCGTGCGCACTGCCAGCGCACGCCATTCATACACCGCCATCGCAGCCCATAGCTGCGACGTGATCGCCGCCGCCGTCGATCGCTTTGGCGTGTGCTCCGTAACGGCCACCAAGGAGAAGAAG